TAAGGAGCTGGAGGCGCTCCTTAATACGGCTGTCGCAGATGGGCGTATCACTCAGGAACAGAAGCCCACTTACCTGAATCTTCTCAAGAGCGACCGAGCGAACGCTGAAGCTCTGCTGGCTAGCCTCCCCAAGGCGGATGCTGGAGCGAAGCAGTTCCACTCTGCGAAGCAGTTTACCCAGCCCACTGGATCGGGGGCAAATAAGTTCCATGGGAAGACGTGGCGAGAGCTGGATAAGGAGAATCTCCTTGCAGAGTATAAGAAGTGCGACCCTGAGGGGTTTGCAAGCCTCTACAAGGATGAGTTCGGCGTGGACTATCAGAACTAATAAATAAGAAGGAGAAAAATATGGCATTGAATAGAGAAGTTTGGCTGAGAGAGATTCAGGAAAACCTATTTCCTGACAACTCGTTTGTGGCAAAGTCCATTGACGATTCAGCTTTTGTGGATAATCATCGAGTGCATGTCCCCAATGCAGGTGCACCTAGTGGCGTAAAGCGAAACCGATCGGTCTTCCCCGCCACTGTTGGGACAAGAGAAGACAAGGATCTGACCTATGACCTTGAGCCATTCTCGACCGATCCTATCCGCTTACAGAATATCCTCGACCTGGAGCTGTCGTATGACAAGCGAAAGTCGGTAATCTATAACGACAAGGAGGCACTCCATGAATCGATCCATGACTATATCCTCGAGCAGTGGGCTAAGTCCAATGGTGGTGTCGTCCGAACGAGTGGTGAGCTGATGCCAGCACATACTCATTCAGGGGCGACGGGGAAGCGTAAGAAGGTTACGTCGGAAGATATCCTTGAGCTTCAGACTCAATTTGACCTTCAGAAGATCGCACAGGAAGGTCGATATCTGCTCCTGGATCCTGTGATGTACAATAAGCTCCTGGGGAGTCTGAGTGCGGCTGACAAGCATGCGTTCTTTGCTACCGCCGATGCCCAGCGAGGTATCCTCGGTCAGCTCTACGGCTTCCACATCATGAAGCGAGCTAAGGTTCTGCGCCTCAAGGCTGATGCAGAGACTATTCTCTTCGATGGAGATGCCCACGAGGCTACAGAGCTTGGTGCTGGTCTCGCCTGGCAGGAGGGCTGTGTTTCACGTGCTATTGGCGAAACCAATATGTACTACGAAGAATCAAGCCCAGAGTACTATGGTGAAGTGATGTCCTTTGACCAGCGTGCAGGGGGCTCAGGTCGTCGATTCGATAAGAAGGGGGTGATGCTCCTCGTAGAGTCCGCAGAGTAGATCTAACCTAGATAGAGGATATGTTACCACGAATCAAAATCAATTATCTCTCTGGTCAGCTCGGCACGGTGGGGACTAGCCCTGATGGGCTGGTTTCCATCGTCGCTGGAGCGACAGCTGTCGCCTCAACCTTTGAGCTGGGGATCAGCTATAAGCTTCGTAAGCTCTCGGAGCTGACAGCCCTCGGTGTTACCGAGGAGAACAATCCAACCCTTGTGCATTTCGTGCGAGACTTCTACCGCCAGGCGGAGGAGGGTACGGAGGTCGTTGTTTGTGGGGTTGATCCCGCAAAGACGATGACTGAGCTCCTTGCCAAAGAGGAGGGCGCAGTACGTAAGCTCATCGAGCGACATAGTGGGGCTCTCCGAGCGATCTTCCTCTCGAGCAGTGCGGGGGATAGCGAGGAGGCAACCGAAGGCTTATCCCCAGATGTCTATACCGCTCTCCCAGAGGCTCAGGTGCTCGCTGATTGGGCAACCTCAGAGCTGTATGCCCCCCTCTTCATCGTCATCGACGGTCGTGGCTACACGGGCAAGAACCTCAGAGACCTCTCCAAGCAGAGCTACAATCGAGTGGGTGTGCTTGTGGGGAGCACAAAGCAGGAGGATAAGGGGGCTAGCCTCGGCATCCTTGCTGGGCGTATTGCTTCGATCCCCGTTCAGCGTAATGCTGGGCGAGTGCGTGATGGGGCGCTCAAGCCAGAGACCTTCTACCTCGCTGGTAAGCCGATCGAGGAGGTGCAGAGTGAGATCATCGAGCTCTATGAGAAGAGATATATCACCTTTCGCCGATATGTAGGTCGCACGGGCTACTTCATCGCAGACGACAATCTAGCGACATCGCCTACCGATGACTATGCACAGATCGCCAATCGTCGAGTGATCGATAAGGCATACCGCCTGTGCTATGATAGCCTCCTCGACTATATGCTTGACGAGATGGAGCTCAATGATGATGGCACACTGCAGGCTCCTATCGTCAAGGCTTGGGAGCAGAAAGTAGAGGATGCCATCAACCGAAGTATGACACCCTCAGGAGAGCTGTCGAGTAAAGACGGTGAAGGCTGTCGCTGCGTCATCGATCCCAAGCAGAATGTCGTAGCAACGAGTAAGATTGAGCTCACCCTGAAGGTGCGCCCTCATGGCTATGCTCGCTACATCGATGTTGCACTTGGATTCCTTGTGACAGCATCCGAAACAGATAAGAAGTAAGCGCTATGGTCAATACGAGAGAATTTGAATGGTCGGACATCTCCCTTGTTGTCGCTGGTCGTGACATCAAGGGCTTCCGAGGGGTAAAGTACTCCGAGAAGCAGGAGAAGGAGGCTCTCTATGCCAAGGGGAACAAAGCCCACTGCATCCAGTCGGGAAACATCGCCTACGAAGGAGAGCTAACGCTCACCCAAAGCGAATACGAAACGCTCCGCCTTGCCATGGGGGGAAGTGTCCTATCGGGATCACTCTCTATGGTTGTTGCTTACGGCAACCCCAGCAAGGGGGATGTGATGGTCACCGACGCACTCTCTGGGTGCGAGTTCACCGAAGATGCGACGGAGTGGAAGCAGGGGGACAAGTTCCAAGAGAAGTCTCTGCCCTTCGTCTTCCTGTCGAAGAAGTCAGCCTAACAGCATTAGAATAAGATTAGAATGGTATTTACAGCAGAACAAATCCAGCAGTACAAGGACAAGTACAAGCAGGTCTATGAGATCACCGTCGAGGATAAGAGTTGCCTCGTTCGCAAGCCTAACCGTAAGGATCTCAGCTACGTCTCAACGCAGAAGGATCCCATCCGAATGAGCGAGGTGATGCTCAATCAGATCTGGCTGGAAGGAGATGAGGAAATCCGAACGGATGACGAGCTCTTCCTCGCTGTCGTTCAAAAGATCGACGAGATCAGTCAAGTCAAGGAAGCGGAGGTAAAAAAGCTCTGAGCGATGCCGAGGTAGATGTCGTGGGGATGGAGGGCTTCCTCTTCCTCTCGACACTCCTCGAGTACTACCTCGGCATCGCTCCCGATGATCTCCCCGATGAGGTCTGGGCGTGGAAACTGCGCTACGTGAAAGATATCAGAGAACTAGAAGCCAAGGCTAATAAGGGATGAACAGCATCTTAAAGCTCCTCATCAAGCTACAGAGTGACCCGGGCAATGTGATGACCGAGGCACGCAAGGTGATTACCCAGCTGGAGAGCATCCAGGAAAAAGCCAGCTCGGTAGGGGCAAGTATTAAGCAAGCGTTCTCCCCATCTGCTCTCGGCAATTCTCTGATGTCCATCCCGGGGATGCAGTTCCTCACCAACCCCTATACCCTGCTAGCCTCGGGGATTGGAGCTATCTCGAAGATTGGAGCTGAGGCAGAGATGACTGCTACAGCTTTTACGACTCTGGTTGGAAATGAAGAGAGGGCAAAGTCCATCCTTGGAGATATCGGCAAGTTCGCCTCTGAGAGTCCATTCGGAAAGCTAGATCTCACTAGCAATGCTCAGCAGATGCTCTCTTTTGGTGTGTCGACAGACAAGGTGATGACCTACCTCAAACAACTCGGGGATATCTCGGGGGGAAGTAGGGAGAAGCTATCATCACTGTCTCTCGTTATGGGGCAGGTGTCAGCTAGTGGCAAGCTAATGGGGCAAGATCTCATGCAGTTCATTAATGCGGGGTTCAACCCGCTGAAGGAACTACAGAAGATGCATCCCGAGCTGACCTATGAGAAGCTCCAAGAGGCAATGAGCAAGGGAGCAATCTCCGCCGACATGGTCGCCTCAGCCATTGAGCATGCAACGGCTGAGGGGGGGCAGTTCCATGGTCTTATGGATGCCACTGCCCAAACAATCGGTGGTCGATGGTCAACGCTCATAGATAACCTCCAGGAGATGGCTATTCAGCTCTTCGAGCAGATACGTCCATTCGTGTCGAGCTTCCTTGACCTCTTCAGTAAAGCTATCCCCTACATATCGAAGGCGGTAAGTGGCTTCTTCTCAATCCTCACAGGCGTTATCAACTTCATAAAAAACTGGTGGAGGGAGCTGGCTCTTGCTGGCAGTATTATAGGCATTGTAGCCATCGCTATTAATGTCAAGACGATCGCCCTTACTGCTTGTGCAGGTGCAATGGGGATAATGTCTATTGCGACTAAGGTGTTGACAGCTGGACAGTGGCTACTTAACACAGCTCTCGCGGCAAATCCGATTGGGATCGTGATTGTTGCGGTAGCCGCTCTGACGGCTGGGATCATCTACCTCTGGAATAAGTTCGCCTCCTTCCGTGCCTTCTTGATGACCGCCTGGGATACCTTCAAAGAGCTTGGCTCTATCATCAAGGACTATGTCGTCAATCGTATCCATGAGATGCTCGAGGGGCTAGGTAAGGTCGGGAAGGCACTCCAGCTACTCCTGTCGGGGGACTTCTCCGAGGCTTGGTCAACCTTTAAGGATGGGGTTGGGAATCTAGCGGGCAAGAACTCCGCAAAGACTGCTATCCTGCAGACCAAAGAGGTCATCGAGGGGGTCAAGGGTGACTGGCAACGCAATCTGCAGACAGAGCAAGCCAAGGATCTAAAGAAGCTCGATAAGAAGACTCAGATTGGGACTCCTGCCCTAAAGGGATCGGCATCCTCGGATAAGCTAGATCTCTCTGGCGATGGTAAGGGAAAAAAGGGAGGAAAGGGCAATAAGACAGCCGAGGCGATTGCCACTGGGGGATCTAGACCAACAACAATTAATATCTCAATAGCGAAGCTCATAGAGCGATTTGAGGTGACGATGATGGATCGAGCGGACACTCAGGAGATAGAGCGTGTCGTGCTCCAGGCACTGAATCGCTCCCTCGCCATTGCAACTAGCACAGATTAAAATGAAATACTTGAGTAGCATCCTCCTTGCCCTTGGGCTCCTGCTCCTGGTGGGCTGTGGAGTACGAGTGAAGACCGTAGAGGTAGAGCGTTTGAAGGTGGAGTACAAGGATCGTCTGAAGATGGTGCGAGATAGCATCTACCAACATGACAGCATCTACATCGAGAGGCGTGGTGACACAGTCTATCAAGACCGATGGCATACCCGTTGGCGAGAGATGGTGCGTCACGATACGGCGTATATCGAACGCCGAGACTCAGTAAGCTATCCCGTTGTGGTGGAGGTCGAGAAACCTCGCTCCTGGTTGCAACGAGCCGAGATAAGCATTTACCGAATTGTGATCATCCTTCTCCTTGTCTTTGCTGGCTGGTATACCGTGCGCAGATTCCTATGGGTAAGACGACTATAAAGCAGGGGCAGACGTGGTGGGATGTGGGGGTTGAGCTCACTGGAGCGTGGGAGGCTGGAGG